ATCTCTTACAGGAACAATATCATAAGACGCTGGTTCAACTGTGACCTCAATAATTGTTGAAGCAGAGCCTCTAATATTTTCTACTGAAGCAATATCTAAAGAATTAATTGTTATTTGACCAGTAGTATAGTTAACCGTACCTTGTGTATTGTTTACATATGTTCTTACCGAACCAACAAAATAATATCTTCTAATATTTCCATTACCATCATCATCAAGGTAATAAACATTTGTTGTATCGCCTGTTACTTTAAATCCTGATGTAGCAATTACACCACCTGTGCCTGATTTATGGCCAGCGTGTGGATTGTAAATACCATTTCTAAAGTAAATGTCATATCTTGTTGATGAACCTAAAGTAGGTGTAAATGTTTTTCTTACTAATAAACTTGTAACATTTGATAAAATGCTTGTATCTACATCATCAATTAAACCTGTAATTTTTGAATGTCTAAACACAGCATCAAATTTTTGTAATGTATTTGTATTATAATTTGAAATGGCAGTTGTAATTTCTGATTTTAAAGTATCAGCTGTTTTAGTTGTTGCCTTTTCATCATACTTAACATTTGAAGTTAATATAATTGAAGTTGTTTCTGGATCAACAATCTCTGGTCTAACTGAAGCCACATTAAATCTTTTTAATTGAGTGATAATAGATTGTTTAGTAGTGTCTGTTAAAGTAGAACCTGAAGCGGCCTTAATGGCAATTTTGACAACACCATAAACTGGTGTTTCATCATCTTCACCACCCCACGCTGAAACTGATTGAGCATTAGGATATAACTCTAATACTTTAGTTTCATAATCACTTGTAGTAACAGCTCTATCTTGTGCTGAGTATTGTAATGGAGCATTATATCTGATTGATTCTTTTGATTGAGCTTCTGAACCACCTTGAGCATTTGAAACTGTTGTTATTGTAACATCTGAAAAAGTTTCAATTGAACCTGATAAGGCAAAAGTTGAAGCGCCGTTTGCTTCTGTTTTATTTGTTACAACGTATTCTAATATAATAATATTACCATCACTTAAAGCTTGACCAATTACACCATCACCAAAATAAACTTCAAATTTATTATCCTCAACTTCTTGTAAAAAATATACTTTGCTTGTTGAGTCTAAACTTGTAATACCTGTTGATAATGTATAAGTTGATGTTGTAGTGTCACTTGATGAATTTTGAACTTGTACTTTTAAAGTTGATGTATCTGCTCTGTTACTAGGTATTATAAATCGCTGGTCAGGATCGGATGTATTAACTGTGTATCTGTAAGTTACTAAAGTACCTTCATAAACAGGAATATTAGAAAACTGATAAACACCATTTGTAGGTGTTATTGTATGAGAAGCGTTAGTAACAAACTGATAAGATGTATCGTTTACACTTGTTGTAAAAACTGTACCTTTTGCCATTGTAATGGAAGCACCTGAAGCATTATTAACTAAAATATTTAATGTAGCTGAAGGAGCTTTTGCTGATGTAGGAGTGTAACCTAACATCTTTGCTAATGACACAATATTTTTTCGTATGTCAGCACTATCAAGGTACATTTCATTTGCCAACATATTGGCATTGAAACCTAGGTAGTGTGTATTGTAAGCAAGTAAATCTAAAAGTATGGAAAAACCTGATCCTTCAAAATCATAGTCCTGAAATTCTGATTGTGATTGTAGAAAAGTTTTTAAATTTTGTTTTACTAAATCAAAATCTAAATCTGAAACTGTTAATTTATTACTTGCCATTTTATCTTAATCTTTCTAAAAATGTTGTTACAACAACTGGTTCGTTTGTAGCCACTACATAAAAGTAAATAGAAACTTTTAATCTATTTTTATCAGGTTCATCATCTACAGTTACATTTTGTAATGAAGCTCTTGGTTCATAGTTTTTAATAATTTCTTCAATTTTTCTTTTTAAAAATATACCTGTTATAGGTGTAAAATTTTCAAAAAGTAAACCTCTAACCCCACTACCTAATTCTGGATGAAAAGGCCTCTCATAAAAATTAGTTTGTATCAAATTTTTAACACTTCTTTTTACAGCGTCAACATCTTCAACTTTAGGTATATCATTTGTAACAGGATTTCTTGTAAAGTTTAAATCCAAATCTGAATAGATTCTGTTACTTCTTTTACTCTTATTTGTGCTTGAAGCGTCATAGTTTGCCATAGTGGTAATATTTATACACTAACCAGCGAAAACATTAGGAGAACCTTCAGCCACACTAGTACAACCTGATATAGCGTCACCAACTCTACCACAACCTTTGCCGTTAATAAAAACAGTAGTTGAACCTACAGCTATAGGTGCTGAATGAGATGGACACACTGCTGCTGGTAATAAATGAGAAGTATTATTATCGCCTTGACGTGATATTGGAATACTATTTACTCTTACGTTTGGAGATCCTTGAGCTCTTGTCATTCCTGAACAATGAGCCACGTCTGCATCACCTATTCTAGTTACCGCTGGCACGTGAAATTAACTCCTTTAAATAATCATCAAACTTTGACATTTGATTGTGTTGTTCTTCCGTATGTGGTTCAGGTGGATAATCAGGTTTAAATGATATTACGTGTTCAAACTCATTTGGAATATCATTGTAATTTTGATATTTTTGTAATTTGCCATTTTTTCTAATAACAAACTCACCTGTCAACATTATTGAGGTTTACCTTGACCTCTATAAGGCTTAAATGATCTTTTTTTAGATTTGTTCATTGAACTTTTTTTAACGCCTTTTCTATTGCCTTGTGAAGTTTTTTTAGGTATTCTTTCGTGTTTTATCTGTTCTTTTACTTGCCATTATTTTTTATGCTCCATTAAACGAATCAAAGTCCATTGAGTCGTATTTTACTTCATTTTCATCAAAACTATCTTTTGATTCGTGTCGGCAATTTCCACAACACTCAATTTTGTATTTTTCACCAAACTCGTTTGTTATTTCTTGCTTACATTTGCCTCCACAATGGCAATCGTGTCCACAATTCTGACAATTTGACTTTTTTTCTTCCATTTCAATATTTATCTTAAAATTTACAAGTTATATGAGCTTCTGTTGTGCGATTGTCAATCATATTTTTTAATTTTTCTTTAGAATCTTCTTTTTTTTCGTCTGATTCGCTATTTTTTTGTGATTCTAGTTGAATTTTAGGCAAAAATTTACAATCCTCAACTTTTTTAACACAAGATGAGAACAAAACCAGAACAACTGTTAAAAAAATAGTGATTTTTAGCGCTTTTTTTATCATTTTTATGCTTTTTTTGCTTGACTTTTGTTATTTAGTATGGTATATTGGTCGTATAAACAATGAAAAACAAAGGAAAAAACACTATGACAAACTTTTTTGGTATTACAACTATTTTGGCTGCTATTTTAGCAGTTGGTTCAATTGAGGATTGTGGCGGAGCTTGTATCGGTAATGAAAACTGGACAGCATTTTTTATTTGCTTGACAATTATGATAATTTCTGGTATACTAACTGTATTAACAATTAAGAAAGGACAATAAACACTATGATAACAGTAACAAAAACAGCAAAAAATTTAGATGACGGTATTAAAAATATGATGGACGCCGCTAAAGCTGATTATGCTAGATGGACTACAAATGCTCACGGTGAGCAATCTCAATGGGCTAAAGATTCTATATCAGATTGGGATAAAGAAATAAGAATTATGTCTGGTAAAAAATATATCAAAGTTGTAAAAAAAGATGGTGTATTTGCTTTTATATTAAAAGAGGACTTTAAATATTTTAAAAAAGGTGATGTTTTAATGCCTGCTAGTTGGAGAGCGCCTGCTTTAAACAGACCTAGAGGTAACGTATTAACTGGTAACTATCCAATTCAATGGACAGGACCTTTATATTTAAAATAATTAAAAAAGGATATACTATGACAAAAGAACAATTACTAAAAATGATTAGAAAAGACCTTGCTAAATGGAATAAAACTAAAGATGGTAAGGCATTTAAAAAATGGTTTAACAAAAACAAAAAGGAGAAATAATGACAAATGAACAATTAAGAAAAGAGATTATTGAAGTTGCTAAAAAAGTAGGTGCTACAGATGTAAATGTTGTTTGTGGTTCTCTATTTTGTAAATTCAATAAAAATATTCACAACGTAATGGCAAATAATCTTAAAACTGTTTTACAAAAGTTTTTTGATAAAAAGAAACCAAATGATACTTTGGTTAAAATGTCAGGTGCTTTACCTGATTATGAATATGCCTATGACTTTATGCCTGTTGTAGATTTTAGATTAAACGAATATGGAATATAATTATGATGTATGCTGATAAAATTATGAATACTGATTATTACCAGAAACTTAAAAAGGCTGGTAATAGTATTGCTAAAAAATATCAATCTACAAAATTTGAATGTAGTATAGCCAAAGGTATACCAATGAAGTATCTATCTTTGTATAAAGAGTTTTCTAAAAAAGTAAAACCTT